CGACTAATTTTAGCTTCGGTATGGGAGGTGTCGCTCTTGAGATTAAGGCTGCTGCAGCTGCATCTACTGATCTCATAGAGTCTGTTGAGGCTATATCAGTTATTGATGTTGAGATAGGCCTTGATCTATCTCAGCCATATATGCCTGATGAAGATTATTTCATCCAACTACTAGCTGAGCTCCCGTATATCGACGTATACGACGAGGGGCACTCTGATCCAGGTCCTGTTGAACCAGCTGCTGTTCTGGATACAACATCTATCCCTGATCCAGTCCAGGATCACGGCATATATACATATCCCTACGAAGCCGGCCTATGGGAAGCATGCGAGTTCATAACACCTGAGCCTCCGCCTCCAGAGCCTGAGCCAACACCCCCGCCCCCTCGTCATGATAAACGCCTCGTGGTAAGGGTTCAACATCTGAAACGCCCTCCCGGAGGGCTTAACACGTTCTACTATGTCGATGATGAATGAGAGACATGACAGAGAGGAGTTCATTCTCCTTGCTAAAATCTTATCCGAGAGGCGCCAATCCGATCCCCTCCAGAGTTTCTCCCTCCATGAGAAGCAACAGGCCTTCTGCGATTCTGTCCTCCGAGGAGAGAAGAAGGAGAACTGGTTCATCGCTGCCAATCGCTCTGGCAAGAGCGACGCAGGTGCATACTGTGGTGCACACTTTGCTCGCTTTGGCACTGTATCATCCAAGGTACAACCTGGCCCCGTTCAGGTAAAGGATCGTGCTACATCTGGCTGGGTCTCCTCTCTTGACTTCCCCACATCCAGGGATGTCATTCAGCCCAAATACTTCGACAACGGCTATATCCCAGCAGGTCAGCCCCATCCTCCCTTCATCCCCGACCATGAAATCGCCGAGTGGAGAAATGATGACCAGATCCTAAAGCTCCGAAATGGCAGCATCATCGGCTTCAAGTCAGCTGATAGCGGTCGGAAGAAGTATCAGGGAGCTGAAAAAGACTGGATACACATGGACGAGGAGCATCCATTTGAAATCTACGAAGAGGCCGTCATACGTGTTGGCGCTCGCCCTCTCTCCTTCTTTTGCACAGCTACAATTCTTCCACCTGAGGGGAAGCAAAGTCAGCCTTCTTGGGTTTACTCAAAGGTCATCGAGCCTTGGCGAACTGGTACTCTCCCATATGCAGGAGTATTTGGGGCCTCCATCTACGATAACCCCGCAATCAACAGGACTGAAATCGCTCGTCTTGAGTCGATCTACCCTGTCGGCTCGACAAGCCGTCGTATACGCCTGGAAGGTGAGTGGCTTCCAGGAATGGGAGGCAGTCGAGCGTATGTGGGCTTCGATAAGCATCTCCACGTCAGAGCACAGCCTGAACTCAGTCGTTTTCGACCCCTCTGCTGGTGCTGGGACTTCAACGTTGAGCCTATGGTATCGCTTATTTGCCAGATTGACGGGCCGATATATCGAGTCTATCGAGAAATAGTCATAGATAACGCTAATATCCCTGAAATGTGTGCCCTCTTCTATGAACACTATCCGAAGCATGAGGGCGAGGTCTGGATATATGGCGATGCCACATCTAATCGCCGCGTAAGTCAGACAGGCAAATCTGATTACTTTATTATCCTGCAAGAGATGCGATCCCTCCGTGTTCAGTGTCGTCTTAAGGTGCCTGACGAAAATCCTCGCGTCCCTGATAGGATAAATGCTGTAAATAGGCTGTGCAAGGATGAAAAGGGGAATATTCGCCTTCAGATAGATCCCTCATGCACTGAGCTTATCTCCGATTTGGACAACGTGCTTAGGGATGGGCGTGGTGGTATACATAAAAGTCGCAACCGCCGCGATCCGTACTTCCGACGTACCCACACCAGCGACGCTCTTGGCTACTTCTTATCGCAGGAGGAACCAGTTGTCCCGCCAAGTGACCATATCCGTCGCTCCGTCCATATCCCAAGCCCAGGATACGCCTTCTCTGGACGGAGGTGACATTCCTAGGGCTGCATCCCGCCAAAAGTTTAATCAGGTAGGTGTAGGAGCTAAGCCCAACTTCTGTTATGTATGTGGATATCTCATAACTGGCGTAGAATCCCTTATAGGTACTCACGTCAGGTGTGTACATGAGATGACTAAGCGTCAACGCAGAACAGCTATCCCGAGTCCCAGCTATGGCCGTAAACTCTAATACTGCAGGTCAAGATAGGCCAGTTAGTGGCGATGCTGCCACTCTGACGGTCATCCAGGCTGTTAACAGGTTCCGAGATGAGTCTCGGGATGCTAAGATTGATCGTGTCATCAAGAATCGCTTTAACCGAGATATGTTTCTCGGCCGTCAGGATTGGAGCCACAAACAGGAGGGACAGTCTACTGAATTCATCCCTAAGATTCCTGTCTCCGTGGAACAGATGTGTTCCTTCGTCAAGAAGGGCCTTATCTCCTTCGGTGACTGGTTCTCCATAGAGCTCGATCGTTCCCTCTCTATGATCGTGGACGGTGGACAGATTAGGGAGGTTCTCAAGTGCTTCTTGAGTGATCTATGGGAGCGTAACAACAAGTCAACACGCTTTCCTCTTATCATATCCGACGCTGTTAAACAGGGCCTCCTCGAAAGCCTCATGATCCTGAAGGTTCATGGAGGCATGATGCCTAATCGTGAACCTAACTTCACAAAGGGTGACAGGGCTACCAAGTCAGATGACCAGATAGGCTTTGTCGAGGGGAAGGTATGGCGTCTTCGCATCGAGCTCGTCCCCTTCGAGGACTACTATCCTGATCCGACTGGAAATAACCTGTATGAAATCCACAGGGTAGAGCGTGATCTCCATGAGGTGCTGGAGGCTGCTGAAGATGGCATGTACGATATGGCAGCTGTTCGTCAACTAATCGACACTGACTACCAACGATCCGAGGACGAGAAGCGTACTGACATCTCTCGCAATCAACCCCCTACAACTTCGCCATCCTTCCGAAAGAAGGTCCTCCTTGACGAGTTCTGGGGAACTCTTCTGAATGCAGATGGCACAGTTGCCATCCGCAACTGCGTATGCACTGTAGCCAACGAACGATACCTTATCCGTCCTCCTGAGCCTAATCCCTTCTGGCATCAGGAGAGTCCCTTTGTCGTATCTCCTCTCGTCCGCGTCCCCTGGAGCGTGTGGCATAAGGCTCTCTATGATCACGGCAGCGATCTTAACAAGGCCCTTAATGAGCTGTTCAACCTCATGATCGACGGCGGCCTCGCCTCGGTGTGGGGCATCAAGCAACTCCGCATGGAGGATCTAGAAGATCCAGGTCAGGTTGCTGGAGGCATCCGTCAGGGGACAACGCTAGTTGTCAAACAAACGCTACCACATAATGCCAAGGTGTTGGAGGATGTCTCTACTGGCGAAGTTCCCCGAGATGCCATGGCTATGTATGAGGCCTTAAACCGTGAGTATAACCAGGCCGTCCTGACTAACGAGATGAAGGTCGGGCAGCTTCCTCCGAGGAGAGTGCTTGCCACTGAAGTAGTCGAGGTCACACAAAGTCAGGCTGTCACCCTTGACGGTATGGTTGCCGATCTTGAGGACTTTATGACATCTGTCCTCCGCAAAAGCTGGCTTACCATACTCCAGAATGCCGATGACATCCCTAACCATGCATGGACCAGCATCTTGGATCGTCGTGTAGCCATGATGATCATGCGAGCTAGCCCTGAGGAGCGCTTCTCGCTGTTCGCTGACAAGAGTCAATTCCGTGTCAGTGGTCTCTCTGCTACCCTGGCTAAGGCCCTGGACTTCCAGAAATCCATCGCCCTTATGCAGGTCATAATGCAGAATCCGGTCCTGCTTAGGGCATTTATTCAGAAGTATGATGCTAATAAGCATCTTCGTAAGCTCATGCAGTTCCTTAATATCAATCCAGATGACATGGAAAAGGATCTGGATGATAAGCTAGCCGTCCAACGTGAGATTGCCGATGTTGGGGCATTGTCTCAGCTCACGGGCTCCGCCGGGGGAGGAGCGGGGGGTGGACTTGCGGAACCTAATGCGGCAGGGTCCGGGGGTGCTCCCATTGGGGGTGGTTCCGGCGAGGCAGCTGCCGTCAACGCCAGGGCTAACCCCCTTACAGGAATGACAGCCAACACGTAGGATGTCCCATGGCCCGCCAAGCTCCGCATGTTACGAAGTGGATGCAGTCTGCGGTGAAGCATCCCGGTGCCCTGACCAGAAAGGCCAAGAAGGCCAAGATGGGCGTCATGGAGTTTGCTGAGTCCCATGATACTGGAGGGAGTAAAACCGCTAAACAGTCACGCCTCGCCGAGGTATTTGCCAAGGCTAGAGCGGGAAAATATAGATGACAATACGCCCCCCTGACCTGAAGATCGGAACTGTCTACCGCCTCATTAGACATGGCAAGGCCATGAACTTTCCCTATCGCTATGAGGGCTTACAGGGATTTATGAAGTTCCGTCAGGTAAAGGGAAATAGCTATGGGGCAGCTATCTACTTCGATCCCAGCAGTCCGGGCCTGGTAATAGAGTCCCTGGAGCATATCCATGAAGATAGGGAAGACCAAACTCAGAATGTCCAACGGCTCGATCAGGAAGTTCAAGAGTCAGAGGAAAAGAGCAAACTTCGAACGAGTCGCTGAGGCATATAAGCACGGCTGGAGGCCTACGGGCAAGAAAGGAAAGCGAAAATGAAGAATGCTGGAATGAGCTATAGCTCACAGAACAAGAACGTCAATGGCGGCCCTACCAAGGGTGGCGGCAGTCCTAAGGACATCAAGGCTGGTGCTGATACTGGGATGCACTCCACTAACACCATCTCGACTCCAGGGTGTAATCCCCCTGAGGGCAGTCCATCCGCTACGAAGCACTCCAAGAATCAGTATGGGAGCAAGAGCAAGTACTGATGCCGTCATCTGCAGAAACACTCGTCGAGGAGCTGGTCCATATCGCCACCCAAGCGGGTGGTCGTCCTCTTGAAAGGCTCCTCGCCGATACTGCCGTATGGTTCTACAAGAATCATAAGCACATTCCAAGGGAAAACCTCCTCGCCAAGCTAGCTTTTCATGAGAAGGCCCTGTGGTGCATGGTCGAGATTAATGCCCTCCTGGCTGAACGCCTCCATAAGCTTGAGGCGGGTCAGAAGGGAGCAGCCAACCTATGGCTACCTAGGGGCATGAAGGTCAATGGCCAAGCTCATGAATTCGAGTGACCTTCAGCATGATCGCCTGGCCCTTATCCAGCAGGGTCGGGAATCTGTCGCCCTTATGGGCATTCTGACTCCATACATAGACGATCATGTCAACAAACTGGTCCATCGCATGGCTGCGGCCTATCGTTCGGGAACCGCGGACTTTCCGCTCCTCCTGGGGATTGCCGCTCAGGTTAGCGGCCTGATGGATCTCCTTTCCACACTTGATAGTAGGGCCCGGCAGGGCGATGTAGCAGCAATGAAGGAACTTGGTGATGGGACCAGATAGTCCAGAAGGCAATATGAGTGGATTTCCTGAGACTGGTGATCCCTATGTGGACCCAGCTGATCCTGCACCTCCAGAACCTCCGGCGCTTCCAGCACCTGCTGCCGATCCAAACGTTGACCTCCGAGCCCGCATGGATCGTCTCGAGAGGGAGAATGCTGATCTTCGCAGGATGATTCCTCCTGCTGCTCCAGCGCCTGCTCCTCGTAATCCCGATCCTGAACCGGATTGGGAGAAGGAGCTATTCGCCAATCCAGCAGAGACTCTCCGCAAGCATGGTGAGATGGTCGCTAAGAGAGTCTCTGACCAGCTACGCGCAGAGTATCAGCGAGATCGTAGCACAACTCAATTCTGGGATCGATTCTATGCTAAGCATCCCGATCTGAAAGAGGATCACGACTTAGTCGAGGTCACGCTGAATAGCAATCTCTCAGCCCTCGCCAATATCCGTGTCGAGGACGCATATGAAAAGCTCGCGGACTTGACGCGGGAACGCATCCTCCGTTACACCGGGAAGGCAGTTCGGAAAGGGCCAAAAGCCCGTGCCGAGGGCAGCGGAGGCAGCCCTACGTCACCTCCTCCAGCTACGCCCCCGCAGGCCGAGGTAACGTCCCTCTCTGATCTTCTTCGCACCAGGCGTGCTAATCGCCGTGCAGGGGCAGCATAACGGGGTTACTCATGACCGTCTTCACCTGGACATTCGATGCCCCTACGGGGACCTACAAGCAGCACGCCCTCTCCAGGAAGCTCTATGAGGCAGCTGTCGAGAACTCCACCTTTGTCGATCATGCTCGCCCGGTCGATGGCTTTGGAAAGAATAAGGGCGAAAACGTCACCCTTACCCGCATCCGCAACATCACTGAGCCAGGTTCTGCTGATCTGGACGAGATGATGCGTATTCCTGAGGATCAGTTCTCTATCAATACAAAGTCGATTCTCGTCAGGGAGCTGGGCCGGGCTGTTCCCTTTACCTCCCTCAGCCAGGACCTGTCAGAGTTCAATCTCGACAATCCGATCCAGTCCAAGTTGAAGGAACAGATGCGCTTGGTGATGGACACCAAGTGTGCTACAGCCTTCAAGAAGGCCTCAATCAAGTACGCCCCAACAGGTGCCGCGACTAACAACATTGCCACCAATGGCACCTTCGGAGCCACCGCCACAGTGAACATGAACTTCTTCCATGTGGAGGAAATCAGGGACTATATGTTCGACACCCTGAATGTCCCTCCCTACGAGGATGACAAGTACCTGGGTATCTTCCGCACCCTCGGCCTCCGCGGCCTCAAGCGCGATACCAAGTGGGAGGAGTGGCATAAGTACACCGATCCTCAAGCCAAGTTCACTGGCGAGGTCGGACAGATCGAGGGTATCCGCTTCATCGAGACCAACCACGCAAAGGCTCTTGGCAAGGTCGGCTCTGGCTCTGTCCTGGGCGAGGGTGTTGTCTTCGGTGAAGACGGCATTGCCCTGGCCGAGGCTATGACCCCTGAGCTTCGAGCGGCCATCCCGCAGGACTTCGGACGTAGCCGAGGAGTGGCCTGGTATGGCATCCTGGAATGGGACATCATCTGGGATACTGGTAACCAGGGCGAGGCTCGCATAGTCCATGTTGGGTCTCAGTAATCTCGGCCCAGTAACTGGAGGTCTTCTATGTACACTGACAGCCAAAGGGCCATGATGGTTGGCGTTCCAGGAACGCCGCTGTCCTTTGCCAGCACCGGCATCAAGGGAGCGAGCACATGCCTTCCCTTGATGCGACCTGTCGATGTGATTGCTGTTGCTATTACTGTCACGACAGCAATTACTGTCACCGACGCCATTGCCGCTGTCAAGTATCGGCCGACGCCAGGCTCTGCCTCTGGCGAGGTAGTTCTTGGCACGATCACCCTCCCTGTAAGCGGCAGCGCTATCGGGAAGCAGTACTACAAGCGTCTTACTCCCTACAAGGCGCTTCCCGGCGGAGAGTTGGTCCTTGACGTCACTCAGGCGGCAACCGCTGGTGCTGGAATCGCTGGCCTTCTCACCAACGAGAACACCGATCACCCGTCTAACGTCACTAACATGGTGGCTAGCGCCTGATGCTCAACCTCAATGTGCACGAGTTCAGCAAACCAGCTGATGGTTCTAGGCCGACCTTAACTCGTGTAACGCCGTACATCTGCCTTTCACGGGGCCTGCCGGAGGGAGGCTCCACTCGGGTATTTATCCAGGGTGGAGCCTTCTATCATGAGGGAGGCAAGGAGTACAAGAGGCACGAACTTCCTCCCTGGCTTAACGAGGAACTCGCTAGACTTACTCCAACCGCTCTTAAGGAAGTCGGCCTCGTTGATTGGAAACCGCCTGAGGGCGAGGATGAGGACGAGTGAGCACCCTTCGCACCATCATCGCCTTTGAGGACTATGTCTGGCTCGCTACCTATGCCTCTCTTACCGACGGAGAGGCTGGCGATCCCGTCCAGTTCTCTAAGCATGTCTCCAGGACAATACAGGTCTCTGGAACCTTCGGTGCCGGCGGGACGATAATCGCTGAAGGCAGCAACGACGGGACTAACTGGTTTGCCCTCACTGAGGATGGCACAGCGGCTATATCATTCACAGCAGCCGGTGGGGCTTTGATCTACGAAGATCCCATTCACGTTAGACCCCGTGTCAGCGCAGGCACCGGCGTTAACGTTAAGGTGACCATCTGCGGAGCGGGATAAGGACCATGACGAATGGGCATTCTATCCAATACCCGCGAGCTGAAGGAGGATGTTCTCTTTCGGGCATCTGAGTCTATTACTGGCTCCAAGTTCGATGCCACCGTCATTAAGTATCTCAATCGTGTATATAGAACGCTAGCCACAGGTGCTAGTGAGTTCCTCCCTGAGTATGTTGAGGACTGGTGGTGGCTCCGCGGCACAGCTGCGTTGAACCTCGAACCGATCTATGACACAGGGACGATATCTGTTATCAATGGCACTCCAGATATCGTCTTCACCGATGCTCCACCTGGCAGTATGCAGGGTCGTCGCCTCCTTGTAGATGAGGCCCCTGACATTCCCCTTATCCAGGGTCATAGTCCTGCCTCCGTCAACGCTACGCTGGATCAACCCTGGACAGGTAATACAGACGCAGCAGCTAAGTTTCGTCTCCTTCGCACTGTGTATGACCTGGACACAGCCGTCCAGGTTATCATGAGCCCTATAATCGGCTTTAGGGATCGCTGGACCATAACTGGCCTAAGTCCAGAGCGAATGGATGTTC